AAATATTTTTCATCACTAGAAAAAACAAATGGCTCAAGACGTATTTGTTGGTTAGTGCCAAAACTTTGTGCATTTACAGTTGTTCCACCAATTGTAAAATCTGTAATAGAAAATCTTGCTGAATCTGTTGCTGTAGTTTTTAAATTATTTACTCTGCCACCAGATCTATGAATAAAAATACTAAACGCAGTACCAAAACTATCTATTGTATTTTCTACGCTTACACCACTAATACCACCAAGAGCAGTAACAACATTGTTACCAGTAGTAGTATTGTTTTGATGTGCGCGAACAAAATGTGTATTACCAGATGCCGCACTTGGACTTGCACTACCTGAAGTTTCAAACTCTAATGTTTTTACAGTGCCATCATCTAGTGTAAATGTTATTTTTGTGCCTACAGCTATATTAGCATAATCTTTTATAACAATTCTTGCTTCTGGCTCTGTGTATGTTTGTGAGAAATTGTGAAGTCGTTTAGTTCCCGGACGATTTATTACGCCACCTTCTGCACGAATAAACACATTTTTAACTGATTGCCCTGCTTGATTATATACAGGCGCATCAATACGGCTAGCTAATGATGGGTTAATTTCACCATAGGTAAAGTTGTTAAGCGGTATTCTTAATCTCGCCATTAACTTCGCCTTTCAGTAATAAACCTCGATGTTACTAACTTGCGCGTTGTTTGCTGCTGGCTATCTAATGTTTTAGCTTGCTGCAAAAGATTCCCAGCTTTGTTTTCTAAAATACTTGCTAATGATTCATCTCTTGCAATAGATAAAGCAAATGCCGCACCTAACGAAAACTCTAAAGCTAATGTAAAGTAAGATGGAAAATCTGGCTCTAATGCTCTAAACGTATAATCAGCTATTAATGCATCAGAGGATGATGAGTTACTAAAAACTTTATCACCATAAATGTTATATTCAATAATCTTATCACTCACTGTTACAGCATGTAACATAAGCAAATCTGCTGGTAGTTGATGTGCTATATCATATCTACCTGTAGGAGTGTTGCTAAGTTGATTAAGTTCAGATTGATTAGTAGCAAAACGCCAACGACTAGAACACATTGTTGTTCTAAGCACATCTTCATATATTGCATTAGCAACAGTTGCTTCTGTGCTAGTAGCCGTAAATGAAGTAATAGGTTCTGCTCCTATAAGGATCAGCCCCCTAGATGCAATATCAATATCTGAATTAGCTACAGTTGGCATTATGTAATGGGGGGCCGAAGCCCCCCACTCCTATTAGTCACCGTCAGTTTCAACGACAGCAGTACCATCTGAAACATCAACCACTGTGCCAGTATTTGACAATACATTAACAAAGTGTGTTGTAGGTGTGTTGGTGTCAGTAACAATAATCAAATCACGAACAGATAACATATTAGCAGCATCATTAAAATATCCTGCTGTATTAACTGTTGCGATTGCATCAGCCGATGAATAAAACCACAGATCACCGTTTGACGCACCACCAATTCTGGTGAGACCACTTGCTGCATAAGCCATATCTCAGTCCTCCTAGTTGTTGTCTAAGACTTCATAGATACCGTTGTCGTCAATTACAACAGAACCCATTGACATCATAGAGGTTGCAAGATGAGCAGCTTTTTCAGCAACATAGTTTATCTCTGTTTGGACATCAGAGTTGATTCCAAGTCCAACAGCACTTGAATGATAAGCCATGTTCTTACCGGCTGTGATTGCTGACGTTGAAAAGATCTTAAACCCTAAGAACTCTTTCATTGTCATGCCACCAGCAAACGGTAGATTTTGTTCACCGACATAATCTGATGAAGCAAACTCATCAATAAGAAACAAATCTGCATATCCTTTTGGATGCATAGCGAGATAACGCTGCCCATCTTCAGGAATATTTGCAGAACCCATTGTCTCAAACAAGCTAAGAAGATCAGCTTTAGAAACAGCAGAGCTACCACCAATCTGTGTTGAGTTGGCACCAGCATCCATTGCTGTATAAATGATCTCGTCAGTCTTACGACCGAGTGCAGCAGCAGCAGATGTTGCTACAGCTTGACGCTCATCAATATTTGTCTTTAGCTCGTCTAGCTTATCAATATACTCAGGAGCATAATAATCTGCCATTGTTGCTTCAACAGTTGTGTGAGCAAGTTCCATCGGTGTTACATTACCATTTCGAGACTTTGTGTTAGCTGATCCAGCACCAATTTTCTGGAAACGAACAACAGACCCACGAACATTACCAGCAGTACGAACAGTACCACGGAGTTTAGAACCCATACGCTGATAAGCCATGTGTACTTCAGTCTCAAACTGTTTAATAAAGGCGGTATCAATAGTATTAGCCATTATTCAGTCCTCGTTTAAAAGTTACATTTACATCGCGGTTGTCAGTTTCTTTCGTCATCCAGTTATCTCATTGCGAGGCTGTCAGTTTGAAACAGGCCGTAATACTATTCTAATTCCACAGCATCAAAATCTTGGCAACGCACAAAACGCACACAAGCAAAACCATTTATGATTGTAGTTTCTTCAGCAAACTGAAATCCAAGTCGATCAAGCCACTTAATTGTTCTATCGTGGTCTATAGGCACTACATTCTCAAGAAACATATATTGTTCTTGTAGATGTTCTACTATCTGTTTTGTTGTTCTAACAAATTTACGAGGATGTTTTTCTACAAGATTACTACCAAGCAACCAAATATTAGCCATGTTAAATTCATTTTCTGGTGAAAGCACTGACACGCCATACATACAAGCTGGCTCACCATCAAATAATATCGTCCATGTTTGCCCATTTTTATCGGTCAATGGTTTATGTAAAGCTGCCCAAGGAGATGCGCCAGCAATCATACACTCTCGCATATCAGTAGGACGGAGGCGATGTTGTAGATAAGCAGCGTGTTCACTTGTTGCTTTTACTATTTCAACGCCATCGTCACTATGAAATACGTTACCTATAGAGTTGGGAAAAGCCTTCCTCGACTTTTTTAACAAATCCTTGCTCCCTTTTAACTGGATTCCAGTAACGTGGGTCTTGCATCATAGACCTTAAATCATCTTCTGATACACGCGATGCTGGCTGACCATCAGGAGATACAGATGCCTGTTGCATGTTAGACATTAAGAACTCTAATGCTTCAATGCCTTTTGCACTTTGTCCTATACCAATAATGACATCATTAAATTCTTCAGGGAAAAACTTGTTAGCCCATAACTCAACAGCTTCAATACGAGCATCAGCATTGTCACCAAGCGCAGTTTTTTCTGCTTCTAAATCTGGCCCCATAGCCTCAAGAGCAGCAGCATATTGATTTATGCCATCTTCAAACTCTTCTTGGCTGTAACCATTTTCATGTGCATGATTTGCCCACCATTGAAATAATGCGTTATCTGTAGCTAATTCTTCATCAATAACTTCTGGAATAGCGTAATCGCCAGCGGTTGCTGGCCTATTTGCATATGCTTCCGTTTCAAGCTCTGCAACAATCTTTTCGCGTAATGCGCTTTCACCCTGCCCTAGTTTAGATTCTAGCTCAGAATATGAAGATGCCATATCTTCTGGTGATTTAAATTTTTCAGGAAGCCACTCTGGTCTTTCGGACACAGGTGCTTCTGTAGCAACAGCTACTTCCACATTATCTGTCTGTTCCATTTTTTTCTACCTTTTCTGCATGTTTAATACGCCTCTCAATGAGGCCGACTAAATACCGCTGCCCTTCTAAATGCCTTAGTTCAGCATCAGATGCGGCTGGCCCTGTGACTGCTTCTATTGTAATTGAACGTAGATATTTCAATACTTCTCCCCCATTAGGGGTTCGGAAAAGAGATCGAATATCTTTAGAAATTTTCTCGTCATTTGATTTGCTGCGAGTAAAATTGTCGATACCTATTTGGTTAGACATCTTGCTCCGTCATCATTTGTTGCTGTTGTTGCTGTTGTGCCATCTGTTGTGCCGCTGCTATCAATTGCTCACGATCTACTTTATCACGAACAAGAGTATCAGGAACGCCAAACTTTTTGGCAAGATGCACCGCAACATCTTCTGAACTAATGAGTAGGTTAAGAATTTCTGGCCCGAATGTACCACCAACAAGCTGTAGGTATCTTGATATAGATGATATATCCTGATTAGCTTGTGCTTGCGCCAATGGAGATACAGAACGTACTTTAACTTCGCGTCCGTTAATTACTGGTAATTCAATACGACCCTGTTTCTTTAATATATAAACAACACGTTGCAATATAGGCTGCACCATTTCAGCTTGCAATCTGCCAAAAGCAGAGCCAATACGCCTAGATAAATCAGCCATACGTTCAGCAACTTCAGTTGCACTAGCTGGTGTTTTATTAGGATCGCCAAGCATATCATTATACAATGCACGCTTAATGTTGTTTCTCATATCGCCAAGAACTAGCTGTGCAACATCAAAGTTGCCAGCGTTTCTAATTGGCTGTAGACCTTGCGATCCCATAGCTTTTGGAATAATTGTTCCGGGAACAAGATTAATAGTATCTGTATTTATAATGCCATCATCGTCCATTTGGTAAATGCCAGAGATAGCCATCTGTGCATTTTCAAGAACTAACTCAATAGTAAGGTTAGTAGTTTTAATTGCTGATAAAGCGTTTATTAATGGCCCTCTTCCATAAATTTCACCACTGGCTTTAGACCAACGGAAACATACATAAGGGTTAGAACCAACGCCAACAAACTGATCCTGTAAAATCATTTCTTGTTCAGGAACATTTATTACATAAAAATCAAATTTATCTTCATTAAGTTTTTCGTAATTACGACAAACCATTTCTACAATTTTAACTTTGCCATCAGGCTGGTCAATTATCGCTTTGGCTGTTTTTTCTTGGAAAACCGCTTTTTGATACGCCACAGGAAGGTCTGAATACTTAAGCGTACGCTGTCTATATACATGGTCAATTTTATCATCTGCACCTGTATCAAGGTAAACACTCGGTAACGGAATAGCGTTAAAGCGTATCGGATTAACTGCGTCACCTTCTTCAACAAGCAAGACACCTGTGCCAACAGCCAAGTCCATAAACGATTCATGCACTTCTTGCCCGAAGTTTGAATTTTGTATAATTTCAAATACATATTCAGTTACCTCATCAAGATTATTATTAACTTCATCTTGTTGTTCAGGAGGAACCTCACTACCTGCAATAAAGTCAGCCCATCGTGCGAAGTTTGGCACTAAGCCAGATTGCAGCCTAGATGCAAACTCTTGAGTGCCTACTACAGCAGTTTCGTCAAAGATCTTATCATCTCTGCGCTGCCCCGGACTTTCATGGAAAAAGCTTTGCCGCATAGGAAGAGCATATTCAAAACACTCTTCAAACAACCCTTCAAACATAACACGGTTTGTTTTAGCTTTTTCAAACCGTTCCAGCATACGGCGTGCAATAGTATCCATTATAGCGTCTCGTCAAAATATCCGATGCCGCCACCTTGTCCTGTAATTAAAGAACGCTTGCCAGAGCCACCACGTTTTTTACGTCTAACTTGATCTTGCAATCTTTTTTGGCGTTCTTCTTTTTGTTTTGTTTCTTCTACAGCAATCATTTCTTGACGCATATCAGAAGCGTCAGTAGATGCCTGAGGTATCGGAGGTGCTTTAGGTTTTGAAATACCAAGCAAACCCCGAGCCAATTTTTGAAATGGTTTAAAAACAGAAGATGTACACATGCAAAAACTCCTTTATGCTCTAATAACTTGATGCATTGTTGCAATGCAACGCACAATTATATTATTCCAATATTCGCATGCCTAGAGATAGGAATAATAGAATAATTTACATCCTTGCCCACAGACCTTGCCGCCTTGGTTTAGGTCTACGACTAAATACATCGAACTCTGTCTTTGCCTGAAAAGGTTTAGTAGACGCAGAAACATTACGCAAGATGTTTCTACCTTCACCTGCACCCATCATTAAATATTGCAATGCATCATGTATATGTGAAAAGTGATTTTTTTCCGGCTTATCATCAAATCGTTCACCAGATACCTGCATACGTTTATACTGATAACCACCTTCAAATCCTTTGATAAGTGTCTGACATCTACGATCTACAAGAAAACCAGAC